CCCAGACCGATATGATGCTATGTCTTCCGAGATTATGGCGGCTTACCGAGAAGGTCGAGTAATCTAACATTATAGAAAAGGAATTATCATGGCTTTAGGTACAGACCAAGTAACCATTACCACAGCAGCGACGTTCATCCCAGATATTTGGAGTGATGAAATTGTTGCTGCTTACAAAAAGAACTTAGTTGCAGCTAACTTGTTCAAAAAAATGTCATTTGCAGGTAAAAAGGGTGATGTAGTACATATCCCTGTACCTGCTCGTGGCTCTGCTTCACTTAAATCAGCAAATACACAAGTAACTCTTATTGCTGCTACTGAAACTGAAAAAACTATCACTATTAATAAACACTACGAATATTCACGTTTAATCGAAGACATCGTAGAAGTACAAGCACTATCTTCACTACGTCGTTTCTACACAGATGATGCTGGCTATGCTTTAGCTAAACAAGTTGACTCTTCATTAGTTCAACTAGGTCGTGGTTTCAATGGTGGTTCTGGTGCTAATACTTATGGTGCTGCTTATATTGGTGGTGATGGTACTACTCTATATACATCAGGTGCACCAAATGCTTCAGCTTTGACAGATGCTGCTATTCGTCGTACTATTCAACGTCTTGATGACAATGATGTACCAATGGAAGGTCGTTTCTTTATGATTCCTCCTTCAAGCCGTAACACTTTGATGGGCTTAGCTCGCTACACTGAACAAGCATTTGTTGGTGAAATGGGTAATAATAACACAATCCGTAATGGTGAAATTGGTAACTTGTATGGTATTCCAGTATTTGTTTCATCTAACTGTGATACAACTTCAACAGGTACAGCTCGTATTTGTCTATTAGGTCATCGTGATGCTGCTGTTCTAGTAGAACAACAAGCTGTTCGTTCACAAACTCAATACAAACAAGAATACTTAGGTACTCTTTACACTGCAGATACATTGTATGGTGTTGCTGAGTTGCGTGATGATGCTTGTTTCGCACTAGCTGTTCCAGCATAGTAGTTAAGTAATATATAGCCCTTCTTTAGAGGGGCTATTTTTATGAGCATTATTTAGTGTTCATAAGAATAATCAAGGAGAACTAAATGGCTAAATTTAAATGTTTGGTAAGTGGCACTGTAGTTGAGTTTCAACATGAGCATGATATTGTTGATATGCGTAAACACCCACAATATGAAGAAGTAGTGGAAGTCAAGCTTCCTGAGCCAGTTAAAGTAGTTAAACCTGTTAAGGAATAATCATGGCAATTTTCAGGGGTCCAGGTGGTTCGGGGGATGCAACTACTGATTCAACTACTCAAGCGTTAGCAGCTACCCAAGCAGCAGCGGATGCTTTAGCTAGTAAAAATGCTGCAGCAGCAAGTGCCACAAGTGCTGATACTTCTGCTACAAGTGCAACATCAAGTGCATCTTCAGCAACAGCAAGTGCAACTAGTGCATCTACTAGTGCAACCACTGCAACTAATCAAGCAAATATTGCAGGAGTGCATAAAGATGCAGCTTCTATCTTTGCTACTAATGCTGCTACATCCTCTATTACAGCTGCAACACAAGCTTCTAATGCAGCTACTTCTGCTACAAATGCAGCAAATAGTGCTACACTAGCTGCTACTTATACTCCTAGTCAAACAGGAAATTCTGGTAAACTCCTTACTACAGATGGTACAAATACTTCTTGGAAAGGAGTTACAGGAAGTGGTTCCGTAGTTCTTGGTGTATCTGCATTACTTCAAGACCCAACTTTTTCTCAAGAAATTTATTTTACTAGTAATTATATAGCAGGGACTAATGCACAAGGTCAAGGGGCATTTACAGCGGATGTTGCAGTAATAACAACTACTGCTGCTAATCCATCTGGGGTTACATTGCCAACTACAACAAAAGGACGTAGAGTTATTGTAGTTAATAATGGTACAAATCCAATTAATGTCTATCCTGCCAGTGGAAGTTCAATTGATGCTCTTGCAACTAATTCCCCAATTAATATTCCTATTAATGGACGGATGGAATTTAATGCCATAAGCACTACACAATGGTACTCAACTGCTAATATTACTATAAACACTTTACCTGTTTCTAGAGGTGGCACAGGCGCAACAACTTTAACAGGATATGTTAAAGGCACAGGCACTACAGCAATGACAGCAAGCGCAACAATTCCTGTTGCAGATATTAATGCAACTGGCACACCATCAAGCACAACTTATTTGCGTGGTGATAGTACATGGTCAACAATCCCTGCTGGCATGGTTTATCCGTCTGTTGGCATCCCAAATTCAACAGGTAGTGCATGGGGAACATCTTATGGTATTACAGGCACAGGCTCTGTAGTGTTAAGTGATTCTCCATCATTAACAGGCACAATGTTTGCAACAAACATTGCCTCTAGTGGCAGTTTTACCGCATTTGGAACTGCTGTTATGAACGCAAGCGTAATACTTGGAGGATCAAACTCTACAGCATTACTTGTATTTGGACAACCAACAACCGCATCGCAAAATATTAACATTGCAAACGCGGCTCTAACGTCAGGCAATACACAAAATATTTACATTGGTGCGTCAGCAACTGCAGGGTCAACAACTAATATTGCTATTGGTAGTACGGCAGGAACAAGCACTACAACGCTTAATGGAACTGTTAAACCAAGTTCATTGACAGCATCACAAGCTGTATTTACAGATGCAAGTAAAAACCTTGTAAGCAAAGCAATAACTGGTACAGGTAGTGTTGTATTAAATAATGACCCATTTTTTGATACTGATATTTATGTTTCAGATATGAGAATTGGTAGAGGTAATCAAGGTAATAGTTTAGTATTTGGGCAAGGTTCGCTTTTTAATAATACCACAGGCGATTATAATAGTGCTGTAGGAATCCAAGCATTAAGATTTAATACTACAGGTAACAACAATACTGCTTTAGGTAATGCTGCTTCGTATAAAAATACTACTGCAGACAATAATACTGCTATTGGATATGCTTCGCTACTTAATAATGCTAATGGAATTAGCAATACTGCTATTGGCTCTAGCGCATTAACAAACTTAAAGCAAGCTGGCATAGGCGGATTATCTGTATTAAGCAGTTCAATTTATAGTGTAAATATATATACAACTTATGAAGTTAATTTGGTATATGTGTCAGGAACAACATCAACAACAGGAAATTATGGCACGGCATTACTTTATTTTGATGGTGATGGACTCTTAGCAAGTGTATCTGTAGGAAATCAAGGTTCTGGTTTTACAGATTTAACTACTGTAGTTAGAACAAGTGATTCTTATATAGATAATTTTGACATTTCATTTAATATAACATCTTTAATTTATGGAAAACAAAACACGGCAATAGGATATTTATCAGGAAGCACTGTGTCAAGTGGAAGTAATAATATTCTAATTGGTCATAATGCACAACCTATTGGTGATTCAACAAATAATGAAATTGTAATTGGCTCAGGGGCGGTAGGAAAAGGCACAAACTCAATTACATTAGGCAATAGTAGTCATTTTGCTGGAACAACATATATAAGAACCCCAGTTGTAAGATTTATTGATAGTTCTGGTGATAATTTTTTTAACTCAATGATTTATTCAAATGTGACTGGAACATTAAGTGGAAGTGTAATTGGTGGTAATGGGTCATTTAGCAATTTAACTGCAACTGGTTCATTGCAATTAACAGGTCAGACTGATACAAATTCAACATTTCATACTGCTGGCTCAGGTTCAGGTACACTAAATATTGGTGGCTTAAATGGCACAGGAACATTAACATTTGGCAGAAGCACAAATAATCAAAGGATTGACATTGCTACAGGTGCAAATGGTTCAAGCATTACTAAAGCAGTCAACATAGGAACTGGTGCATTTTCCAATACCTCAATAACTAATATTACTGTAGGACCTACTACTGGCACTGGCACATTGACATTTGGTCAATCAACCAATGCACAGACAGTCAATATTGCTACAGGTATTAATGGTTCAGGCACAACCAAAACAGTTAATATAGGAACAAATGCTTCAATA